ACGGTGGCGGCAACGGTGGCAACGGTGGCGGCGGTGGCGGCGGGGGTCTTGCTGCCGGTATTGCCGGACAGATAGCAACACTAACTAATTTACGCGCTGCTACTAGCACGGGTACGGGTATTAACTTTTTATTAAAAGAGCAGATAGACACGCTTACAGATGCTTTAAGTACTAACGCCCTTAATGCGCTAGGTGATGAGCAAGCAAGATTAAGAGCTATGGGCGTATTTGATACACCCGGTATAGGCCCGGGCTCTACCTTTGACCCTGCCGCTTTCCGTATGGCAGATAACATAACAGTAAACGTAAATGCAGGTGTAGTAGGTAGTGAGGACACAATAAGCCTAGCCGTGCAAAGAGCTATATTAGATTTAGAGCGTAGGGGCGACCCGTTGCGTTACACCGGTGGGCTATGACCCTGCCAGTAATAAACGCTATTATTAACTTTAGTACTGGCCCTAGCTTTGCCCAAGCTATGATTTTAGGTGAGGGTATATTAGATACAAATATATTAAGCGATAGCGCGGCTGTAATTGTAGATGTATCGGACGTAGTAGATACAATACAAACTAACAGAGGCCGTAACCCACAGGCCGACCAATTCCAAACAGGTACACTAACTTTAAGAATAGTAGATCAAAACGGTGATTTTAACCCACAAAACCCTAGCGGCCCTTACTTTGGGTTATTAGACCCTATGCGTAAGGTAGCTATATCTGCTACTTATAACAGCGTTACTTACCCTATATTTAGCGGCTTTATTACTAGCTATAACACTACTACGCCTAAAAATGCGTTTGACGTTGTTTATACCACAATAACGGCGGTAGATGCGTTTAGACTTGCCCAAAATGCACAAATAGCAACGGTAGCAGGGGCTAGCGCGGGCGACTTATCCGGTACACGCATTAACCAGATTTTAGACCAAATAGGTTGGCCTACCTCTATGCGTGATGTAGATACAGGGCTAACTACGCTACAGGCAGACCCCGGCACGGCCCGTACCAGCCTTGCAGCTATGCAGACAGTTACCCTAAGTGAGTACGGGGCGCTATATGTAGATGCTACCGGCAGTTTTGTATTTCAAGATAGGCAAGTTACTACAACTAGCATAGGCGGCACACCTACCGTGTTTAACGATAACGGCACAAATATAGGCTATTTTAACGCCGTATGGCGTTTAGATGATACTTTGGTATTTAACGCAGCCTCTATAACTAGGGCAGGCGGTACTACACAACTAGCTATAGATCAAGCAAGCATAGATAAGTATTTTACCCACAGCTATAACCAACAAAACCTATTAATGCAGACAGACGCAGTAGCGTTAGATTACGCCCAAGCCTATGTAGCTAGCCGTAAAGAAACCTCTATAAGATGTGATGCCATTACCCTAGATTTATACACAGATAACTATAATGCCGGCATAATCGCCGCCCTAGATCTAGATTTTTTTGACCCAATAACTATTACTACAAACCAACCGGGCTCATCTACTTTAACTAAGACTTTACAGGTGTTTGGCGTAGCTATGGCAATTACGCCTAACAGCTGGAAAACGACACTAACCACACTAGAGCCGATAATAGATGGCTTTATACTAGACTCAGCCATATACGGGGTGCTAGACACCGGCGTATTGGCCTATTAGGGGGAACAATGGCAGCGGGCTTAGGATTTAAGACCTTTACTACAGGTGAGGTTTTAACAGCCGCGGACGTAAACGGCTATTTAATGCAAGGCGTGTTAGTTTTTGCAAGTGAGGCTGCTAGAGATGCAGCTATTACTAGCCCACAAGAGGGGCAGTTTGCTTACACTAAAGATAATAACAGCTTGTGGTATTACACAGGTAGCGCGTGGGCAGCTAGCGGCGCAACAGGTGATATAGAGGGTGTAACTGCCGGCGTAGGTATTAGCGGCGGTGGCACTAGCGGCACAGTAACTATTACTAATGATATGGCAACTACTATTACAGCTAGCGGCGATATTGTAGTAGGTACAGGCAGCGGCACTTATGATAACTTGCCTATTGGTAGCACGGGGCAAGTTTTAACAGCTGATACCACAGTATCGCCATATAAAGTTAAATGGGATACGCCTGCTAGTGGTGGTGGATTAACTTTACTTAGCACTACTTCACTTTCAGGGACTAGCACATCTATCTCAATAACCCCCACCAACTATGTTAATTTACTTGTTATTTTCAAAGGTGTTTATGGTTCTGTTAATAATACAGTATTAAGTTTGCGTTTGAATAGTGATACCAATACTAACTATAATTACATTGATTGGAGAAGATACCCGGGAAGTACTGCAGGTGATTTTCAGCAAGGACAAAATCAAACTTCTCAATATATGACTAGCGGAAGTCTTGGAACATCATCAGGGGCTAATTCATTTTCTGGCTCATTGGATATATTACGCTGTAATGATACTTCACAAATAAATTACCAATTTAGAATGATGGGTTTTAACGATTCAAATATAGGTAGTTTTCAACATACTATTGGTAAGTATATGGCATCTGCCGCAATAACCAATTTAACAATTCTAAATGTTGTTAATTCAAATACACTTTCAGGCACGGTCTATGTATATGGAGTTAAATAATGACTAAACCAACAATTACATTTCATAACACAGAAACAGACGAATACATTACAAGAGAAATGAACGCTGAAGAATTGGCACAATGGGAAGCTGATGTCGCTGCTTATGCTGCAAAAGCAGAATTAGCTAAAGCCGAGGCTGAGTCTAAGGCACAAGCTAAAGCGGCAGCTGAGGCTAAACTTGCAGCGCTAGGTTTAACGTCAGATGACTTAAAGGCGTTAGGTTTGTAACTTGCTAACAAGTTATAACGGCTGGCCTGCTAGTAAAGACCCAACAGAAATAGGCATAAAGAGTTATCCAGTACCCGGCACAAATAGAAAACTTAGATGCGCTGAGGCTGTAGCACCGTTATTAGTAGGTTTTGCCGCTGAGTTTCACGCTCTAATAGAGCCAATAGATGAAGGCGCTTTAGACGAGTGGGGTTATGCTTTCCGTATGGTACGCGGCAGCACAGACCGCCTAAGCTGCCATAGCAGCGGCACAGCTATAGATCTAAACGCGACTAAACACCCGCTAGCAGCTGTAGGTACGTTTCCAGCCGATAAAGTGCCAATGATTAGAGCTTTAGCTAAAAAGTATGGCCTAACGTGGGGCGGGGATTACCGTAACCGTAAAGATGAAATGCACTTTGAAATAACGGTAAATGCTAAAAAAGCCGCTAAACTAATTGCAAAGTTAGGACAAGAAAATGCCAACTAGCGCACAAGTAGTGGTAGGTACTGAGGCTGTAGTAATAGTTCCAGAAACTAGGTTTGACCAGACAGCGATAATACATAATTTAGCCGGCGGCGCTCTTTACTTAGGCGGCCCAGATGTAACTACAAGTAATGGTTATAAGTTAGATAATGGTGATAAATTAACTGTACCCGTGGGCGACCACGAGGCGTTATATGCTGTTGGTGCTAGCGGTACTACTACGGTAGCGGTACTTACACAAATAAACTAAGGGCATTTAGGAGCAAAAATGGACAAGAAAAAACTAGAGGCGGCTGCCTATAGCTATGGACGTGCCGCGCTAGCAAGCGTTGCAGCTCTATACCTATCCGGCATTACAGACCCTAAAGTATTGGCTAACGCCTTTATTGCAGGTTTATTAGGCCCATTAGTTAAAGCATTACAGCCTAACGAAAAACAATACGGCATAGGCGCTAAGTAATGAACCAAGCCCAAACCCTATTAGCTATAGCGCTAGGACTTTGTAGCCTTGCAGCGGTAGGGGTTGGGCTGGTACGCCATTTAGTTAAGTTTTATTTATCAGAGCTAAGGCCAGACGGTAACGGCGGCCATAATCTTAGAGGCCGCGTTGAGCGTATAGAGGGCCAAGTAGACCGTATTTATGAAATGCTTTTAGAGGACAGACTAAAGCGCTAGCGTGTCGCGTTGCCTTATGTCGGTGTTAGGGGTCATACTTTCACTACACGCTGAGAGGGCTACTTAGTGGAGTAGTTTTATCAGCCTTAACAAAGGGTAAAATATGTTAGCTGATATAGCAGTAATTACATTAACCGTACTAATAGTAGGCCTATTTATGTTAGCTGCCTATAGGACGGGATACCGTGAAGGCCACGGGGACGGTTACCTAAGAGGGCGCAATATAGCTAAAGCGTTAAAAGAGGTAACTAAATGAGCTTTTTAGATGGATATGAGGACGTAAACGCAAGAATTAAAAGAGCTCGGGCTGAGTTTCCCGGGTTACGCCTTGTAGCTTACATAGAGGACATAGACCTAAAAAACGGTTATATTTTAATTAGAGCTGAGGCCTATAAAAATTATGAGGACGAAAAACCAAGCGCTGTAGATTATGCGCTAGAGGTTAGATCAGACCGCGGCGTAAATGCTAATTTTTGGGTAGAAAACTGCGTAACCTCTGCCTATGGGCGTGTTATCGGGTTACTAACGCCGGGCGGTGCTGGCAGGCCTACAAGACAAGATATGGAGAAGGTAGAGGCCATACAAGCCCCATTACAGACACGCGGAGCAGGTGGGGCAGTACCTACCGCCGCTGAGTCAATTAGCGCCCTTAAAGCCAAGCTAGGGGCAGAGCCAATGCCAGAGCCGCCGATATGTAAACACGGGCATAGGGTGCTAATTGAGGGCACGTCAAACAAAACAAATAAACCATATA